AAGTTTCAAGTAATCCACTGCTTCCCATCGTATGACCAATTTTTTGCTTATACGAAGTCGCAATGAACCCTTGTAGCGTTTGGTTCAAGGCGCTTTTTTCGGCCTTGTTGTTGGACGCTGTTCCAGTTCCGTGGGTTTTGACAATTTTAATCTGATCTGCCCTTGTATGGGAATAGTGCAATACACCCTCAATTGCATTTATGAAGCCCTCACCATCCTCACACTGCCCAATGGCGTTTGTAGAGCGTTCTGACGCGCTGTAGGCACCAATCAGGGCGGCGTGGGGCGTAATCCGCTGGCGGGCAACCGCGCCCTCAGACTCAAACACCGCAAAAGCGGCTCCCTGTCCAACCCTGAACCCACTGTTAACCGAGTCAAAAGCGGATGGCTTTATGCCTGTTTCCTCTTGCTTTTGGGTCAGTACAGCCTTGGAGTCGCCAAAGAACTCCAGCACGGCGTTGGAGACACCGTCCTCGACGGTCAGCACAATCACACGGTCGTAGTCGTAGAAGTCAATCAGGTTGACCACATCCATCATCACCTTGAGGCTGGAGGCGCAGGCCGACGAGTCGGTGGTCACCATATCCATGTCGCCGCAGGACTGGGCAATCCTGCCAGCGTAGACCTGTGTCAGGGTGAACGGCAGGAACTTATAGGTGTAGGTCAGGCGCGAATCGTAAGGACGCTGGCCGATGCCAGCAAAATGGGCATTGCCTGCGGCCAGAATGAAGGCGGTCTTGCCAACAGGGTTCTCGCGCAGGTAGGTCAGCAACTCAGGGTCAAGAACCTTCTCGGCCAACTTGTGGGGGACATAGACCAAGCCAGACTTGGCTCGGTTGTAAGTCTCAGGAAACCAATTGACCTTCTGGGGGTAGATGATGTCGTCAAACAACTCGACATTGGTCGTGGAGGCTGTGCGGTAGTGCGTGAGGTAGATCATTTGCACACCTCGGCCACTTCTTCCATTGAGGCAGGCTCTTTGGTTTTGTTTGCCATCACGAGGTCGTGCAACTCCTGCACAGAGGTGGGCGTCCACTCTTTGCTGACTGCGTCATCAATCCCGTATAGGTCATCGAAATACATCAACATGACCAAACCATCCAGACTGTCCAATCCAATGTCTTGGAAGGCGTCTTCCATTGATTCTGCGATGGTGGCTTTGGCGTGGGCAGGTCGTGCGACCTTTGCCACATAGTTGAAAATTTCGATGAAATCTGTCATTGATCTGGGCCTTCTGTGGGCTGGTTGACAGCGCCAACCAAAGCCGCCGCCCAATCCTGCCAGTTGTTGTAGATGTAGGGGCCGGGGATACCCTCATTCGTGAACACATCGATTGCCTTCAACCCAGCCGCCCACTGCTTCCAATCTGTTTGAGGCGTAGGAATCGACAACTGTTGACCCGCATACGCCTCGCACATCAGCGCCGCCCACGACTCAAAGGTGTGAAACCGAGGATCGTAGACAACAGCCAGTGCCATTTTATGGCCTTACATCGCCAACATTAGCATGGAGCAGAACTTTACCCAACTGGTAGTCACCCCCAGCCACATTGCTTGAGAAAGTCAGGCGCAACTCACGGCGCTGTTCTCGCAGGTCAATCTTGCGGGTGTCAGGGCTAAATGCGTAAGGAGGCGAGGTAGTGTCCTCCGCCTGCGCAAAAGGACGACCAGTCACTTGGAAGGTCATCTCGCCAGACTGAATAAAGTCAGGCTCCATTCGCTCTAAGTGCAACCAGAAGTTATCGCCCACAGGGGACGCCTGCGAAGGGCCACCCTGCACCCAGCCAAGGTCTGAGGTTGTAAAGTAACTCTCGATGGCGTTGGCATTTTCGCCAACAACCTCGTCAGTGCCGATCTCGTGTTGCCACAAGGTAATGCGGCCAGCCGTTGTGCTGAAGTCAGCAGACACGGTTGCAGATGCTGTGGCCGCTTTTGAAAGCGTCACAGTAAAGTAGTCCACCGTGGCGCTTGGCGCAATTGCTGTGATCAATGTGTCGGCAGGAATTCCAGCCGCCGTCACCAATTGGCCGATGGCAATCTGGTTGGTGATTGGCACCTCAATGCTTGTCGTTGTGTTTGTGGTGATCGTTGAGGAAAACACCAATTGCTGAGTAGTCAACACATTGCCAGCGTTAATTGGGAAGCGGAATACCTGAGAGAAGTAACCAGCAGAACGCCGTGCGCCCTCGGCAGAACCTGCGTCATACCAGCAGTCCTCGCGGGTGTTGTAGATGATGCAGTCGTTGCACTCTGTCGAGTCGCCAGACGGGAAGAACCACCAAATCTCGCCAAACCGAGGAACCTTCTGCGCATACACTTTTTGGCTTTGCGCATAGTTCAGGTTGTCAAAGAAGTAGTTCTGGTTGAAGTTGTTCTTGAGTTCTTTGACCACACCGTTGTACAGCAGGAATCGGTCAACGCCAATCCAGTAGTAGATGCCGTCATACTCAATGACGCACTGGCTCGAAAGGATAGAAGACTGGCTGGAGATGATGTCATACCGCCAGTAGAAGGTTTGCGGCGTGCTTGCAACCGTAATGGTTGTTGGGGTGTAGGACACTCGGATCAATGAATCAAGCGCCCAGAATAGGCCAGAAGGCGCGTTTGAGCCACCTCGTACTGGTAGACCCTTGACAATCTTTGTGGAGGATACATTGACCTCGTTGGAGTCTGGGCCATTCCAGTCGTAAGGATTGCCAGCCACGCAGTTCTTGATCAGGCCGTTGTCACCGTAGACAAACACATACGGGTGTAAAACCACTACACCGCCAGCAACTTCGATGATGTCGCCTGTTGGCGTCGTTCCAGAGGTGTCGGTCAGCGGAGACATGGTCGTGCCAGCAATATTGCCAGCCAGCACTGGCGTCACCGTTGTCTGGTCAATCTGCGCCAAGTTGAGGCCGGGGTGCGCCAACAGCAACTGGTTGCCAGAACCCTGCGCGTCAAACGAGGAGTCAAACTGCCACAGGTTCAAATCGCTTTCTGTAAACCCGTCGTTGATTGTTGCAACCTTGATTGAGAACCCACTACCAGTGCCGCCAATGCTTGCCGCTGTGGCGCTCAAGGTGTTGCCGACAACATACCCGTTACCGGGGGTCGTTACAGTTACCGTCGTTACCGAGCCGCCAGACACAACAATGGTCGCTTTTGCGCCAGAGCCAGAGCCGCCAGTGAGGGTTACATTGGTATAGGTGCCGTTGGTGTACAGCGTGCCGCCAACCAAAGTGTTGAGCGTCAAAACCAAACCTGTGAAGGTGAACTGATTAACGCCAGCGCCAATACCTGTGTTGTCGATGTTGATGACTTCAAGGCCGTTGTTGTAGCCGTTGAAAACTTGGTTGTTGCCATCAACAGAGTTCACATAGATGCCACGAGAGTATCCATGCGCCTCTTCTGTGATGGCCCTGTACCCGCCAATCTTGCGGGGACGGCCACGCTGAAAACGAACCCAGCGACCATCGGTGTAGAAGTTCATGTCGAAGATCGTACCGTCGCGCTGGACGCCGGGTTGCGTATCAATCGCAAAAACCTTCTTGGTCATCAGTAAGTCCCACCAGCGATGCCGCCAGTAAAGTTGCCCGTTCCAACAATTGCAAGACCAGACGCAGACAGAGTTGATCTCAGCACGCCAAGAATTGCAATGTTAAATTCGCCAGAGGCGGCGCGGTATACACCTGTTGTGGTCTCAGCAGAGAAGTTCAAAGATGGAGCGCCAACAGAACCACTGTTCAAACTGATGCTTGAGGAGCCTGCAAGCACCGTGTTGGCGTTAAACAAGTTGACAGAATCGCAAACCAGCGTGGCTTGGCTTCCTGCGGTAAGAACAGCCGTTGCGCCTGATCCAGTTGAAATTGTGAGCGTGTATATGCCAGTCGTTGCATTGACAATGTAATAAACCTGCACCGTAGGAGGCACAATAATGGTCACATTCCCCGACAACGCACCCGTGTACTTCTGGATCACATTGGACGCCTCAGAGGCTGTCAGCGTGTAACTTCCAGAAGTCACTGCCTTGGTCAACTGAGTAAAGTTGAACTGCGTCGATTTGCCAAGACCAACCGTGTAAAAAGTGGTTCCGCTACAAACAATGATTGCGGAGTCAGTTGGCTGAAGAATGATCGAGGCAGAGCCGTTTATTGTGTTGCCGCCACTTCCAGCCACCGTCAAAGCACCAGTCCCACTGTTGCGCACAAACATGAACCAGTTATCGCCAAGCGTAGATGCAAGGGTCAAGGTCAAGGTTCCCGCGCCGCCAGTCCACACATAAGTGCTTGAGCGGTCTGTTGTCAGCGCCGTGTAACTTGAGGAGAAAGTTGTGACTGGCTGGCTCTGGTTCAGCGTCTGACCAATTGCAAGCAGTCCGTACCCAGCAAGGGTGGCCGCATCAGCGCCAGAGGAGCCAATGCCATAAGCAATGATGCCCCATGTGCCTGCGGTGGTTGAGTTTGTGGTGATGTAGATGTACTGCGCTTCACCAGCGGCAATCGTCACAATGGTGTTTGCGCCAGTGTAGTCTTTGACCGTCAGAGCAACAGCGCCCACATTTCGGATCAACGCGTCGTTGCCAACCGATGTTTGATTGGCTGGCGGCATCCACAACTCGTTGGCCGTGGAGGCGGTAGACACCTCCATGATTCGGGCGGCGGCATCGTCAGTGGCTGTGCCGTTGATAGGCCACTCCAACTGCAAGTCAGCCGTCAGAATAATTCGGCGATAGGAGACATCCGTTGGCTGGATGACATTACCTGTGAAGGGGCTGTTATATGACATGATCAGGTATCCAATACTGCGGCTTGACGGTCACCAATACGCTGAACATCTTCTTGCTTCAGTGTCTGCATGATCTGGTCATAGTTTGCCTGCCACATAGGCATACGCTCGTCGTTCTTGAGGAACGGCATAGACTGCAAAAGAGAGCCATACAGCAACGCCTGCGGGGCGTAAATGGTGAACCAGTTCGTTTGGTTTGAAGAGTCGAGCGGTTGAATGCGCTCGTAATACAACACCTCAAAGGTGTAATCGGCGGCAGGTGTAGGAACCACCAGCCAGTGTGTGTAGTCGTAGTCGCCGTAATAAACAGGAACACCTGTCTCTGTGGCATCAGGCCAATACTCACGCAAATACTCATACTTGCGAAGCAGGACGGGTGTGCGGCTTCCAGCCACCACAACATTCATTGAAACTGTTTTGTGCCAACGGGCAGGCTTGTCAATGACCGCTTGAGTGGCCGTCATTGTGCTGGTGTTGACTGTCAGGTTGCCTAGAAACTTAATCTGGCTGGCAATGATCTGCTCGGCCAGCATGATGAAAAGAGGGATTTTCTCAAGGGTAGCGGCGTCAGATCGCTCCAAATAAGACTGGATATTTTCGACCAAGGAGTCGTAAGTCATTACCGATGCGGTCGTCATTTGTTCTCCTTATCCGACATTGCGCTCAAAGTGCGGGCAATCTACCAGCGATTTGAAGTTGCCTCCCCAGCGGTTTTTGGGGTGCATATTCTCCCAATACGCGCCCAGCGGAGCAAGGGTTTCTTTGTTCCAGATTATCTGCCCATCCTTGAAAAAGTTCAAGTCGATAGCGCACCTCTTGAGGTGGATGGAATTCATGGTCTTGGAGCGGCCAGCCTTCACATGGAGGGCTTGCTGTTCGGGTGTTCGGGCCAACTCGCCGCCAGTGACCTTAAAACCAAGGCCAGTGGCGTATACGATTAGTTTGCAGGCATCCAGAAGGAATGCGGCTTGTTCGTCACTCAGGCTCATTCTTTATCCTTTTTGCGCATTTCCATGACCTTCTCTACGGTGCGGCCACCAAAGTAGGCGGTCATAACCAACATACCCCACTGGCCGAGCAAGGCCACATAAGCCTCGTTGACCTCGATGCCTGCGGCACTTAGGCCAGCAAACAGCAAATAGGCGGTTAAGATGTAGATCAAGGTGCCGGGGCGGATATTCTTTGACAGCCACGAGTCAGAAGACATATCAGCCTGCCAACGCTTGGACACATTGTCTTCTTGGTTTGCCTGCGCTTTGAGCAACGCCGTCAACTCTTCTTGCTCAATACGAGCCTTCTCGATGCCCAACTCAAGCAAACGCTCCTCGTGGTCGTATTGGAGTTGGCGCAACTTGGTAACTTCAGCATCTGTTGGGTTGTCAGAAATCTTCACGCCAAGAGTTTTCTCGACGACCTCTTTGCCCTTTGCTTGGATTGCAGAAGACAAAAGGCCCAGACCGTTCTGAGCCAATGTACCAAGGAGTGATGCGACGATTGGAATCATTTTTTCACCATCTTTTCTCGTTCTTCAAGCAACCTGACTTTGACTTGCAACTCGTTGAT